ACCACAGAACGCGACGTGATTGCAGCGTTTGGGGAACCTAATCAGGTCAATACAAAGGGCGATGGTAGCCGGGAAATTGGTTACATGAATGTTTCCGCCCGCCCGGATGCTGCTTTATTTATCCCGTTTATTGGCGGATTCATTGGTAAGGTTGATGCTAAATCTACAGGCATGGTTTTTACGTTTGATGCCGATGGAAAACTTAAGGAAACAAGCAGCAATACTACGAATGTGCGCGGAGGTGCATTCGGTTACGAAACCAAATAAGTCATTAATGCTTTGATGTCGGGCAACGATAAAGCTGTTGCCCGACCTATGCACTTCTTTCTGCAAAATCATTGCCTACAGTGATTTTGCACAAGGATGGTTCTTAGGAATTCTTAAGTTTTGTTTATTTTTTAACCTTGCCATTTGACAACCAGCGCAGTTCAGGTCTATGCTTTTCCTACCGTTACCTCATTGTGACGGCGGGTTTAGCAGCCTGACCAATACCAGACGCAAGCGCGTCTCTAATGCGCTTTTTTTATGCCTATCAGTTTATGGTGGGTGTGATTGGGGGAGCCTCACGGCTCGCCGTGTCCTGGTACGCGGTCTGCTAACCCTGATTACATCCACCGCCCAACTTTTAGCAGCGTTGTCGGTGGTTTCTTACTTTACCAAGGAACTATCATGAAAAAACCATCCAAAACCCAATGGCAAGAACGTATCATCAACCTTGCACAAAACCTACCCATAGAAATCCATCCCGATGACCAGACCATGATGCAAATGCTAACGGAGGTTATTATCGTCGAACAAGCCCGCTTAAAGCCTAATAATCTCCATATGCTGACTTGCATAGCTGCCGCACTGCTGGCACGGGTACATGCTAACTTTTCAACGCCTTCGCACATCACCGAGAACGGCACCCCCGTTTATACCGAAAAACAAGTCGCCACTCATTTGAATATAAGCCTAGATGAACTGCGGCGTGCGGCTGAAGAAATGGAGGAGGAATCATCAGATGCCACGAAACTGGTGATTACCGACATTGATCCCCGTAAACTCTTCCGCGTCAATTAGGAGGCCGCCATGTCATTGCTAAATTTACAGCGTCATCGTTCCTGCCCATTGTCTTTTTATTTTCAAGGGCAAGAGCTTGTGGTTGAAGATTATAAAGGCCAACCTTGGTTTACGGCGGAAACGATTGGTAGGGCGTTGGGTTATGCTGATCCAGCAAAATCAATACGCAAAATTTACGAGCGCAATAAGGCTGAATTCGGCTCCGATGAAACGACCCTCATTGAGAAGGAAGTGGAGATTAATTCCAGCGACTACCAGGATCAAAATGATCCTGGTAGTCTGGAAAAAAGCAACGAATCCCCGCGTCAGTTTGACGCGGGGATTATTGGAAAACAACGCGCCCATACCCGTAAACAAAAGGTCAGAATTTTTAGTTTACGCGGCGCACACCATTTCGGCTTTTTCGCTAAAACCGAGCTAGGCAGGCAATATCGCCAATGGGTGCTTGACCTGATCGAAGGCAAACGTGAGGAAGCCAGTTATTACGCTGCCTTTCGTGATGTAGTGGGAGTGCTTAACGACAAGTACCCGCTCTGGAAAAATGTGCATCGCCACTTCACCTTAGGTGAACCGCTGGTGATGATTGCCGATAAGCTGGGTGTGCCTGTGTCGCGGGTTTCACGTGCTATCCGGCAAATGCGCCATTACAAAGTATTGACCGAGAAGGAGTACCAGTTTTATCGGGCGGAAGGCCGTGAATATTTAAAAATTATCCGTGCTGTCTATAAAGAACGCGGTATCCAAGGCGGTGTGTTATGAGCCACTACGCCCTAACCGAAGAACAGCAATACGAAATCCACCATGCGCGGCTGCTGTGCCAGTTCGTCATCGACCTGACCACGGCAGTGCCACGCGACAAACAGTTGGATATCGACCCCGAAGGACTGTCGGCGTTATGCACCGTCATCCAAAGCAAACTGCCAACCCACCAAACGCTGGCTTGGCATACTTCGTAACCCAACCTGGAGGTATTATCATATGATATTGGAAGACATCTACCCCGAAATACCCGAAAACGGCCTTTTACTAAAAGACCTAAATAATTCTGGGATCGCTCGATATAAACGCTATATACCCTTTGATAGTAACCAGTCAGTTTGGGATTGTTATGAAACTGATGATTTATCGTACTTACGCTCCGGCAACTGAATAATCCTAACCTCATATCCAACTACCCCAAGTCCGTAGGGTACGCAATGCGTACCCTACAACTGTGTTTCCTGTTGTTAACAACGCGTAAACCTATCACCCCACCAACTTAAAGGGGGGAAGCCCTTCCCCTCTTTATCCGCTTGCCTATCCGCTATCATCACTCCCGACGCGCTATTTTTCGTCAAACTTTTTTCCTGGTGCGCTTGGGGCGGTTAACGCCCCTTTTTTTGGGGGTTATATGGCAGGTTTTATCTTTTTTTTAGTGTGCATGTTGGTGATTAGTGTTTTTTGCTGGTGGAGTTGGCGGCAGCTCCCGGAGTTACCGCAGGGCCAAGCACGACAAACCAGCAAACAGCGTGAAACTGGGGCTGTCAAATCCCCGATTAGCGAATTTGGCGGCATTGCCAATCACCGCCCGTTCGAACGAGAAAGCCCCTCACTATACGATATTTTCGGGGCGGGGCTATCCGATAGCAGCCCACCGAGTAGCCACTCTTGTTCTAGCCATGACACTGGCTCTAGTTACAGTTCAAGCGATTCATCCTCATGTTCAAGCTCAGGTGATTGATAATGGCAAAACATTACACCAAAAGCCGCACTATCAAGTTTAACGCGCTGGTGATTGTCGCCGCCACTGCCGTTCTGCCAATTGTTGAGCAAAACCAAGACCTGTTAAAAGCACAACTATCGCCGTTAGGGTTTTTGTTGGTGTTGATTGGGGTTTCCCTCGTAAACGTCTGGCTGCGTACCGTGACCCGTGCGGGGATTACGCGTAAATGAGCGAAGGATTTGAATTGTCCATTAAGGCGGAACAAGCTGCCGATATAACGGAAATTGCCGAGGTTACGACGGCGCTGGATTTTGAACTGGCCATGATGGCGCATCAGGCGGCGCGGGTTGATGTAAAGCAGCTCCGCAGCCTGGAAAACAGCGCCGAGGTGATCTGTGTGGATTGCGGAGATGTAGTGGATGCCAAACGGGTTAAAGCCAAGCCGGATTGTGTACGCTGCCTGGATTGTCAGGCGCTGAAGGAGTTGGGAGAGCGAAAATGGATATAACGTTAGATGTATGGCAATTGCTGGGCGCGGTGGTCTCTATGCTGGCGTTCTTTTCGGGTTTGTTAATCGCCGCCGGAAAAATGCTGGTTAACCAGTTTGAAAAGCGCCTGGATGCGCGGTTTGTGGTACAGGAACAATCCCAAAGAAGCAGCCAAGTACACATGGATTCGCGCTTTACCAGCCTTGAGAATGCCATCAGCAAAGGCAACGAGGAATCATTGCGGCTGGAGCGGGCGTTGATGGATTTAAAAGCCGAACTGCCGAATAAGTATGTGCAGCGTGAGGATTATATCCGTAACCAATCGGTGATTGAATCCAAAATCGACGGGCTGGCGGTACGAATTGAAAATGCCATTTTGAGGAGTGACCGACATGGCTAATATGCAAAAAATCCGGCGCGAGACAATCCGCTGGAACATCCTGCTGACCTTGAACAATGCCCAGCCGATGGGGGCTTACGAGGCGATTATCTTATCAGTGATCCAAGCAGAATACCTGGATTCAACGCGTGATGAGATTCGTCGCGAGCTGGATTATTTGGCTGAACGCGATTTGGTCAAGGTTGAGCACAAGCCCGATGGGCGCTGGTTCTGCAAGATCAAGCGCTATGGTCTGGATGTGGTGGAATATACGGTGGATTGTGAGCCAGGGATTGCGCGGCCTGAGAAGTATTTCTAATGCCTAATAATTCTGTTTTTGACGGTTTGTCACCTGCCGAAATCGCCAAAATTGAGGGCGAGATTGCCAACCGCAATTTTAAGGGCTACACGGAACTATCCGACTGGTGCAAAAGCCACGGCTGGGAAATTGAGCGCGGGGCGTTGTGGACGCGGGGTTCAAAACTTAAAAAGCGTCTGCAAAGCCTGAAAAATGCCACCGATGCTGCCAAGATGTTCGGCGAATCCGCTAAGGACGATGAAGGCGCATTGAATGATGCGACCTTATCGCTGGTACAAGCCGGGCTATTTGATGTGCTGGCAAATATGGCCGATGCTGAAGAGGAAGAAGACCCCGCCAAACGGATTGATTTGTTGGGCAAAGCGGCACGGGCGGCGGCAGATGTGGGGCGGGCTTCTATCAGTACCAAGAAATATCGGCAAGAAGTCCGCGAAAAAACCCAAGCCGCTGCCGACAAAATTTCGCAAATGGCCAAAAAAGGCGGTTTGTCACCTGAATCGGTTGAAAGCATCCGTAAGGAAATCCTAGGCATTGCATCATGAATACGCCGCCCGTTTTACTGCCGTATCAACAAGCGTGGGTTGCCGATAAAGCTGAAGTTGCAGTTTGGGAAAAATCGCGCCGGATTGGCGCTTCATGGACTGATGCGTGTGATTCATCGTTGACAGCGGCATCGGCTGACGAAGGCATGGACGTGCTGTATATCGGCTATTCGCAAGACATGACCCGCGAATACATTGACGATTGCGCCATGTGGGCTAAGGCATTCAATCTGGCTGCGGGCGAAGTGGATGAAACGGTTTATGAGGATGACAATGAAGACAAGGCGATTAAAGCCTTTCGGATTGATTTTGCTTCCGGCAACAAAATTCTGGCGTTGAGTTCTCGCCCCCGTTCTATTAGGGGTAAGCAAGGCAAGGTCACGATTGACGAAGCGGCCTTCCATGATGATTTGGATGGCCTGTTGACGGCGGCGCTGGCGTTGCTGATTTGGGGCGGTCGGGTGCGGCTGCTGTCATCACATAATGGCGACGAGCATCCTTTCAATCTGTTAATCAAGGATGTTCGTGCGGGCAAGTTTAACTACAGCTTGCACAAAACGGCATTTCAGGATGCGCTCGATGGCGGTTTGTATGATCGGGTCAAGCTAAAGCTTGGCGACCGCATGAAAGAGCAAAGTCGCGAAGAATGGTCGGCAATGATTTATAGCTTGTACGGCGACCGTGCCGCTGAGGAATTGGATTGCATCCCCCGCGCGGGATCAGGTGCGTATTTCAATCGGTTAATTATTGAGCAGTGCCAAGAACCCGGCATCCCCATTATTAAATGGGAAGGGCCTAAGAATTTTGTTTTAGACCCGAACAGGCTGGCACGTTGCCAAGATTGGATAGCCGATAACCTAAAACCCGTGGTGGATAATCTGCCCAATTTTCGCAGCGTTTACGGACAGGATTTTGCCCGTGATGGCGATTTATCGGTGATATGGGTATTGCAACAAGTCCACCCGCAACAATGGCGACAAGCATTTGGCGTGGAATTACGCGCTATGCCCTTTGATGTGCAAGCTGTTATCCGCGATTGGATACTGGATAACATCCCGTTATTCCATCATGCCAAATTTGATGCCCGTGGTAATGGCCAAAGTCATGCTGAAGGGGCGTTACAAAAGTTTGGCGAAACCCGCATTGACTGCGTGAAAGCCACCGTTGAGTGGTATGCCATTTGGTTTCCGAAATACAAGGCCGCGTATGAGGGCAAAAATATCATTGTCGCCGCTTCGGAAGACATCATTGCCGACCATCGCCGTGTGATTTTAGTGAAAGGCCGCCCCACGATGGATGACGGCAGGGATAAAGGCAGCGATGGCAAATTGCGCCACGGTGATAGCGCGATTGCAGGGCTGATGGCATGGGCGGCGGCTATGACAGAAGGGCAACCAGCGGCTGGGGAAACAGTCGGCACTAAGGCCGATGTGAAAGCGGCATTTGCCGTCAACCGAAAATCTAGGTTATTGCATTAAGACGGTTAATTATGACAAAAACATCGTTAAATCAATTGGCTGTCTTAGCAGTTAAACTGGATAAAAAAACTGAATTTTTGAAAAACCGCATCGAACACGCAAAAAAACAAAAAACAAACGTTTATTTTATGGTTGGTTGGCTAACGGTAGATCAAGCAGAGCATGTATTAAAGAAAATGGATCAAAGGGGTTAAAAATGATGATTGATGATGAAACTGCTGAGGTTTTTAGGAAATTGCAACAATGGCATTTTAACAGAACCAACCAGTTAAAAACGCTGCTGGAGCATAAAGACGCGCCGATTAGTGTTGCCGATATTCAAATTGAGCCAAACACTGATCTGGCAAAAGGTATGCGCATTGGCGTGATGCTGTCATTGGAATTGCTTGGAAAATTGCCGTTTTCTTTAGAAGAAGAATCTTAAAAATGAATGGCGAGATTATTGAATTCGATTTTAAAAACAAGGCAAAACAGCCGAGTTTTTCTATAAAAAAGCCCGTGGAATATAGGCCTTACTGTAGCCACCCGCAAGTCGAAATAGATAATCACGAACGTATCCTATCTTGTGCAAAATGCGGAAAAGTGCTTGATGCGTATGATTATGTTCATAACTTGGCTATTAAAGAAACGAATCTTTTTAACGACATAAAACACTTACAAAAAGACTTGGAGGACTTAAAGATGGCGCGGGATGCGCTAAGAAAACAAGTCAGCTATTTAAAATCTGAACACAAAAAAGCAAAACAAGCGCAGAAAGACCCAATCACTAAACCATCGGTAGCGGGAAATGGCAATCATCAGGCTTCGTTGTTACAAATTAAAAACATACTGGCAGACAAATCATCATGATTAATAAGGTACTGTCCTTGTTCGATCCGGCTTGGTTGGGCAGAATCTGGCCTAATGACGTTGTGGAAATCCCCTTGCGCGAAGCTTACGGCGAAACCGTCGATGCCGATGATTCTGAATGGCGCAGGCTAACGGGCGATGGTAACCGTGACCTTTCACCCATGACGCAAAAGCGCATGCAGGATCTAGCTGTATATCTGTGGCAGGCCAATTCGATAGCAAATCGTCTGATTGAACTGCCCGTGGCGTTTTTGCTGGCGGACGGCGTGAAGCTGGTGGCCACTGCCGAAGACCCGGATATCCGCGCCATCGTCCAAGACTATCTTGACCGCCTATGGCTGCATCCCACCAACAATTTCCCGATTAAACTGGCTAAAAAAGTCCGCGAGTTGGCGATCTTCGGCGAGCAGTGCTGGCCGGCCTTTACCAACCCCTACACGGGCGAGGTGCGCTTAGGCTATCTCGACCCGTCACAAATTGAAACCGTGGTGCATGACCCGGACAACGCCGAGCAAGCCATTGGCATTGTCACCAAGCGCAAGCGCAAGGGCGAGCAAAAGCGTTATAAGGTGATTGTCAACGGGCGTGATGATGACCTGTTCACCCCGCGCACGGTGGCGATCCGCGACACGTTCACCGATGGCGGGGCGTTTTGGTTTGTCGTCAATGCGCTCTGCACCGACACCCGTGGACGCTCTGATCTGTTGCCGGTGATGGATTGGTGCGACGCTTACGAGCAACAGCTGTATGGCGAGGCGCAACGGCAGGATTTTTTGCGCTCTTACGTGTGGGATGTGACGCTGAAAGGCGCGACGGAGGATGATGTTAAGAAAAAAGCCCGCAGCATTGCCCCGCCTGCACCCGGCACGGTGCGTGTGCATAACGACAGTGAAGTATGGGCTGCTCTTACCCCCAATCTACAATCCACCGACAATGCAGAAGGGGCGCGGCTGTTCCGTAACCATATCTTGGGCGGGCAAACCATGCCGGAGCATTGGTTTGGCGGTGGCGGCGATGTCAACCGCTCCACCGGCGACAGCATGTCCGAACCGACCGTTAAATTATTGTCGATGCGCCAAGCGTTTATCGGCTACATGCTACTGGAAGTGGCGCGGTACACGATACGCCAGCGCGAAATCGCCATCACCGGCAAGGAGCCGGACCTGTTTGATGCCAACTTCGGCGTTGAAGTCCAGTGGCCGGAAATGTCGCCGAAAGACACGACCAAGTACGCGGCGGCGTTCCAGCAGGTCGTGATGGGAGCATCGATGGCGATGGACAAGGGCTTGTTAGGTCGGTCTACGGCGATTGCGCTGATCGGCACCGTTGCCGAACGATTAGGGTTAGAGATTGATCCGGCGGCGGAGCTGGAGAATGCCGGTCAGGATCAGGCGAAACAGGCTGAGGCGGATTCGTTTCAAGCCATAAATCTTTAATTGGAGACAGATATGAGACTTACTCCAGCTGAAAAGGCATTGATTATTTCTGGCCGTGATCAAAAAGCTAAAGAAAAAGCCCATGATAAAAAAACCATATTGCTTTTAAAGGTCGCTTTTCAATATCAAAGTTGGTTACAAAAAAATCTCAGAGGCTCTACTTTTTCAACCTTTGTAAATGAGTTTGGTTACTCAAGCGATCAAACAAAAAATGACTACGAAGTGGTTCGTGCCATTATAAACACTGCTGATGAACGAAAAAGAAAAGAAAACTGCATTTGACCAAACCGTCAAACAAGAAGCCAAACAGCTCAGCAAAATTCAAACCCAGACACGCGATGAAATCGCCGCGCTGCTGAAGCAGGCGTATGCGGATGCTTCGGCAATCCTGAAAAAACAGCCCACTGATTACCAGCAATGGTATTACCCGCAGGTAAAAAACAACATTGAGCAAGCCCTGGCCGGTTTGGGCGCGGCGACCGGAGCGGCGGCATCGGCGGGTCAATCAGCCGCCTGGACTGCCGGGCAAGCCTTGATTGACCAGCCGCTGGATGCCGCTGGTGTGGCGATCAAGGCGGTTCTGCCCAAGCTCGACCAGGGGCAGTTGTTGGCGATGCAGTCGTTTATGACGGGCAAGATGAAGGATGTCAGCGCCGAGGCCTTGACCAAAATCAATACCCAATTGGGCTTGACGATGATCGGCAGCCAGGGTGTTGAGGATGCCATCAAGGGCATCCAGGACGCGCATACGATGTCCCGCAAACGCGCGACGACCATCGTAAGGACGGAGCTGGGCAGGGCTTATGCCACGGCTGGACAGTTGCGGATGGAGCAAACTGAAGAACATATCCCCAGCCTCAAAAAACAATGGCGGCGCTCGGGTAAAATCCATTCCCGCCGCAGCCACGATTTTACTGACGGGCAGACACGTCCTGTCAAAAAGCCGTTTATTATCGGCACGGGTGCAGTGGTCGAAGGTCATGAAGGCGGTGGCCCACGCTTGATGTATCCGCATGATCCGGCGGCTCCAGCTTCCGAAACCATCAATTGCGGCTGTATGTCGATCCCGTACATGGATGCCTGGAAAGACGCAGGCGTACTGAAAG